CATCTGTAATTGATCAGGTTGATAATCCATCGCATCATAAGATGGATACTCTGCATCACAAAATACTAATACTTTATCATCATCGTCTTCAATTATTTCATTATTCTTGCCACTCTGCTCGTGTGCCTCTACACAACCAGGCATCTGAATGATAGGTTGACCTATGTTGACAGTAGCAGGAGGTACGAAAGGTATTGAGTGAAGTGGTTGTCTAGTTAACCAATCTGGGACATCATTAACAAATACTCTTGTTGTTCCTATGTTCCTAACACTTGCGTTATTGACTTGTATCTTTGGTATATCCATACATTATGGATCCCCTATTGATATGTCTTTTAAGTTATTTGCATTTGTGCTAGGAATAGTATGTCCATGAGGAGCAATAATATTAACATTCTGCACAACAACGTCTGCACATATACTATAGTATGGTGACTTAGGATGGAATGATATACCCTCCTTTATTAGAGAGCCGCAATTTTTCAAACGAGCTATCTCAAAGTCTAATCTTTTATTTGCAACTGTTTGATTCATTAATGCTATATTTGCTGCTGCTGCCTCTTTACATTGCTCTTGTAGTTTCTTATCTAATGGTCTAGACCATGTTGCAGATACACCAACTGAGAAATTATAATTATCTTTCTGTGCTGTTCTTGTAGGAACGTGGTACAAAATATTACCTGGATTGTCTAATACACCGTCATCATTCAAATCTGACATGTCGTACACAGGATCCATATAGTATGGTTCGTACGGTTTTTGTGCTGAAGCCGTCCCTGTGATGTACGGAGTAATATTCATGGTAGCACCTTGGCACTGAATGCCATTACCATATGTGTTTGTTATATACGGACCTTGTAAAACTTGTATTGCCTGGTTCGTCACTGAGCCTGAAGAATTGGCGATTGGACTTGCAGTCGCACTGACACCACCAACTGTCTCTGCCTTAACAGTAGGAACAAAGGGCATGAACCCAGTAATAGCAAGTAATGCTATTGACTGAAGATACTTGTTGTATCTGTTACCGAAGTTACGGTTGTTTCTCTTTGTATTACCGTGTGGTTTGAAAGACCTGGTCCCATGTAGGTTTCTGTGTATTGAAACGCTGCACCTGGTGTCTGTATCGTGAAGTTGGGTTTGTCGCTTATACCCGTCCATGTCGAATTCACTCCTTCAATAGTATTAACTTGGGTTGCATTAGTGGGTGATAAATTATCATTTGTAGTTATACCGTTCCCACTGACCGACCACTGATAGCCTGTGTTATAGTCCATCGAATTTATGGTCTCCACCACAGTGGAAGTCGTTTCCGTGTGGGTGGTCATCGAGCCCTGTTGGAAATTTGGCACCACAGGCACTGCTATGACTGGTTTTATACTACTCATAGCTAGAACTAAAAGGAATAACTTATGTGTATTCCTCATAGCACTTAATCAAAAATAGTAATTTCGCTAACGAACTGACCTGTCAACGAGTTACCTGCACCGAGAGTTCCTGCTCCACTTGTGCCCTGATTTATCGTGATAGTATGACCATTTGTGATTGTTCCTGGTGCACCTGTTCCTGCTGTTCCACCGCTTTGTGTGGTGATATCACCCCAAGTAGAAGCACTTGCAGAAGAACTATCACCCTGTTGCCATGATTGAGCAAAGGAGAATGATCCTGTACATGCTAGGTCACTACCTGAAGTTGATCCTGTGCATCCATTTTGAACACCAGTAATTGTTCCAACTGTTCCAACACCTGTAGTAGCACTATAAGTGTTAATACCAATACCACCATCTACAGCACTACTACCACTGGCAGCAGGTGTATGTGTTGTGATCACATTGTTTCCAGAAATAGAATAACTGTTTCCAACTCTTGTCTGAGTTACGATTTGAGGTTCAACAGTTAGTTGTAAACTGGATTGATGTCTTGTTGATAGTCCGCCCGCATTTGCTGCAGTGCCGAACGTCAAAAGCATAATGATAGGAATAAATTTCTTCATTATTTTACTCATAGGGAATCCTGCACTATATAGGTGAGCAAAACCTTACAGAAATGTTCGGCACGCACCATTTACTTCGACCCTAGTCTATGGTTAAATAGTATTGTCGCCTTCGGGGACAAAAACTAACACTCGCTTATTTAAGGAGCAACATGACTAATTTAACAAAGTGGACATCTAAGGATGTCGATGCAATTTTTAACGCTGCAAATCGTTACAGCGTAGGATTCGATGATCTGTTCGACAGACTACATGCATACGGAACAGGATCACCTACTGGACAATACCCTCCATATAATATTGTCAAAGAATCCGCAGAGAAATGGAGACTAGAACTAGCACTCGCAGGATGGTCAGCAGACCAAGTAGAAGTATCTACAGAGCAGAACGTACTACTAGTCAAATCAAAAGAACAAGATCCATCTACAAAAGAAGAACAATACGTTCATAGAGGTGTAGCATCCAGAACATTTGCTAGAGGATTTAATCTATCAGATGATGTAGAACTTGGCAAAGTCGAGTTTGTTAATGGAATGCTAACAATAGAGTTACAAAAGGTAATCCCAGAACATCAGAAGAGAAAAGTTTATGATATAGTATGATGTAAAGGTTTCTTTATTGCCTTGAAATACTTAACTCATCCTTTAACTGTGATTAATCTAATCATAGTAGGATCTTTCATTCTCATCGAAGCATCACATATTAACTATCACAGAACAACACCACCTTGTCCTGCACCAACGTTGACAGATGATGATTGGTAGAGGGTGCTTGACACCCTCTTTTTTTATGGTATAATAGAAGAGTTCCTATTTAATCTATGAGCGTAAGAATCGTACGAACAAGAAGTGGTGAAGATGTCATTTGTGATCTTTACGAAGTTACAACTAAAGAAGATCCAAGTAAAGCGGTAGCATTTCAACTTAACAATCCATATATTGTATGGTTGCAAGGAAAGAAAACCGAAGAACCTCAGATTCTTGTTGAAGATGATGCAGGTGACATTGTGAGTAAAATCAAAGATCCCGATATCTACTTCCAACCATGGGTTCCATTGTCTTCTAAAAAACAAATACTATTGAAACTAGAAGAAGTGGTAACCGCATATGAGACCTATCCAGAGGTCATCAATAAATACAACACATTAACGGAGGCAGATGGAGGAGACACAAATAAAACTCCTGCTGATGAATCAGCGGAGTGAATACCTTATTGGCAAGGTAACAGAGTTAGATGAAGAACCTAGTATTCTTATTGAAGGATGCTATGAAGTAACGGGAGAAGATACTCTTTCCCCGTTTCCAAAGTATAGTTCACAACGTGACGTTTTCTTGACATCAGATAACATCTTGAGTATACTAGATCCGACACCAAAACTGTTGGAAATCTACAATAAATTATGAGTTCTTTTTACACCAACATTCAACTAGCTGGTGACACTATTTTATATCGAGGGTATGAGAATGGAGAAGCGGTTCAATATCGCACATCCTTTTCTCCTACCCTTTATGTTTTGTCTAAGAAAAAAGAAAAGTTTAAGACACTAGATGGCAGAGATGTATCTCCTGTCAAATTTCATAATGCAAGAGAAGCAAGAGAGTTTATCAAACAGTATGAACATGTAGATAATTTTGAAGTTCATGGTTACGAAAGATTTGTTTATCAATTCATTCGTCAAGAGTATCCAGATGACGTTGACTATCATATCGATCAGATGAAAATCTATGCATTGGACATCGAGGTTCAATGTGAGAATGGATTCCCTGATGTAGAAGCAGCAGCAGAAGAAATGTTATCTATCACCATCAAAGATATGGTGACTAAAAAGTATTACAGTTGGACAACTAGAGAGTTTGATGCACCAGATAATCTAGAGTTAAATGTCTCTTGGACAGAACAAGAGATGCTTACAAACTTTATTACATGGTGGGCAGAAAACACTCCAGACATTCTAACTGGTTGGAACGTTAACTTGTATGACGTGCCATACATTGCTCGTCGAGTCAATCGTATTCTCGGTGAGAAATGGATGAAAAGTTTATCCCCATGGAATCGTGCAAATGAAAGAGAAGTATACGTCCAAGGTAGGAG